CATCTTCAGGAGACGGGGCAGCTGAAATAATATTCACCGCATTATTCAATGGTAGGAATTCATAATTGACGACAATAGTCGCCTCAAACTGGGTATCATTAACACAACCGGAAATTATCAAACCCATCTCCCAATAAGGGCAATCAGGACCATCTCCGGAGTATCCAGGACCAGCACCTTGAGTTGGAATGTAAAACATATCATACATCCCACCGTCCTGTTTAACAGGAAACCATCTTACGACGGCCGGCTGGTTATTATTAATAGGTATAAGAGTAGACTTATACCGATTCTGGTAATAGCTGAGAGGCTTATTTGCCGCCCCATCAGCATCACTCATCTGCGTAGGGTAGGGTATACAATACGCAGTTATCATACCAGAATTATTTTCCAAACTAGCCTCAGACTGTATATAAATAGCAGCCGAAACTATCCTAACACCCTGAGAATAAGCCTGCAGGGTGGCCGTAGAATCAAAAGCCTTATAACTCTCAATTGGCCAACTCACTTCATTAGTTCCCTGTTCAATCACACAGAGATCCTGATAATTCAAAGGAGTAGGTCCACTGCCACTCAAGTTAGGATGCAAACATATGGTCCTAAGACCACACGCAGCTTGGAAGCCCTCGTCTTCATTGCTCACAACGAGAGGTACTCGTTGGACGAGTTGGAGCACTCCGGTTTCCACTCCCGTGGAATCCGGAATCTTGACATCCGCATTATGCATGGGATCCCAAATACTCGTGTACCAGGGCGACTTTCGTTTTAGTCGTGAATGTATCTGGTACTCGGCATTACTAGGTTTGGGCATATGTAGCCCTTTTGTCGCTGGAGTCCGGGGTATCCCCCCCGAACCAAGGCCACTCTTCATAACATTACGGCGACGGGGAACCATAGGCTCCCTAACAAGTACTGCCTTTGGAGGCGCCCTCTGGGGCGCAACCGGCACTTTCCGTGCCGCTTCTTTCAAACCAGGACGCCTAGAATCTACCTTCTTAGGGGCGATCTTATCGGAGGCCTGGAACCTAGTAACAGGTTTTTTCACATTAACGGGACGTGGAGGCTGCTGTTTCACAACAACAGTCTTTTTCTGCATAGCTTTTTTAGCTGGCTGAGGAGCACTCTTCGTGCTACGACTCAAAATTTTGGATGACGTTTTATTCGACATCAGAACAAAATTTGTTCCAACCAACCTCCTGCACAAACAATTTCTCAATGTCTGCGCCACCTTCTAAACCAAGATAAAAAGCCATACAGTCTTCAAATGTCGGAACCCCCATCTCAACATAACTTGAGATGGTGGGATCTTCAGATAAACGATAGCGTTCGAAGTGCTCTGCCATAGCGCAGCGCATCATCTCGAACACCTCCCTATCACCACCAGCTGCCATAACTGTGAGGGACCAGGCTTTCGATAAGCACTGGGCCTCAGTCAAATTTTTCTCATAGTCATAGCAGAAAGCAGCAAGTAGTCGTTCCTGATTATATTGTGGTATCCACACTTCACCATACCTTTTGAATTTAAAACCCAAAAACTCGAGGCCTTCCAAATCGGTCGAAACCTTAAAAGGATCTAATTCCAATCCAAAATAGGAAAAACCTAATCGGAATTTCTCCTCGAGTGTATTTATATCTGTAAAGGGTAGACTTCCAATATCATCATCGCCAAATAAAAAGGCGATAGTATCCAACACTTTATTCACATCTCCATCAAAAACAATCAACAACACGAAGACTAATATAAACATATGCCCCACAATATTGTCAGAAGTTGTATTACCTGACCCGGAATTATTCCCGGTATCTCTACGAATCACCGTACCATCAGGTAATAATAAAATTGCACGCACCGTCCACTTGGTCACAAGCCAAGCAAGCTCCGCAACGTCCTCAGGTAAAAAGGCATTGCGCATCGAGTAGGTGTTTCTCTGAACTGGTAGCTTACGATCCCAGCCCTTGACATCATACGTCACAAAAATTGAGTGTCGGAGTAGGCACAGGGCCATTCTATTAGTTCCTCCCATATAGGGATTAAACCCATATGCCGACCACCAATATCCTTTCAGTGAATAATTCTGTCGTTGATACAAAGTCTTCTGACATAATAACAAATGTAATGGGGGTATAATAAACGTTCTGACCTTGTCATCATCAAGATCATCTTCGTGATACCATTCAATTTTACCCGATACCTTCCACACCGGGTCTTCCCATTCACTGGGGTGTAGAGCCATATATGCTCTAAAAGCCTTAC